CAGACTATCAAATAATAAAATACGAAAGACCGGAATATAGATTTAATGTTGTTATGCCAAATGATGACAAGATAGAAGTAGTAATACCTGATGTAGATATAATGACAAATCAAAAAAAGGTTTTAGACCTTATATGGGAACAAACAGGAATATATTTTGAACCTTTAAAACCAAAAGATTATAGAGTCAAATTAACAGATTGGAGAAAAGATTGTCAAAATATTAAACCACCTGAAGGCACAAGCACGGATGATATACTGGGTAACGAGTTATATAATTATTGTGTAAATGGACCACAAGCCAGAGAAAGAATACAAATAAGACTAGGGTCATGTCTTACAGAAGATGGCCACCATTATTTTAAGTATCAATCTTTTATATCCCATTTAGGTAGTGATTGGAAAATATCTAAAGAAAAAATAGGACACAAATTAAAAGAAAAATTTAAAGTTGAGTTTAATTATTCATTAAAAATAGAAAACAAAGTAGAAAAGGTGTGTAAGCTCAAACAATTACATGTAGATAAAATAGAATATAAACCTGTAGAACGAAAGGATTCTAATTATTAATGAGATACAAAGTAATTGGTCCTCCTGGCACAGGAAAAACTAAAACATTATTGGATGAAGTAGATAAGTATATTGCAAAAGGTGTTCCGTTAAATCGTATAGGTTATTTTGCATTTACACGTAACGCAGCTAATGAAGCCAGAGATAGGTTTTTAAAAAAAAATAAAGATCTAACTGAAAAAGATACATTATATTTTAAGACACTACACTCTTTAGCTTTTCACAATTTAGGATTAAACCAAGACAATGTTATGAACGAATTACATTACAAAGCTATTGGTGAAACATGTGGCATACAAATTAATTATGCATCATATGAAAGCAATTCATGGAATGGAATTTTTAGTTCTAACAGTGAGTATTTAAATTTAATAAATTTAGCTAGGGTTAGAAGGATAGACACCTTGCATCAATTTGATTTAAACGAACACTTAAGTAAGGTTGAAAGAGATAAATTAGATGCCATAGACCAAGAAATAAATAATTATAAAAAAATATATGGTCTAATAGATTTTACAGACATGTTAGACAAATTTTTAAAAAATGGCACTGTTAAAGGGAAATTAGACGTTATTTTTGTAGATGAAGCTCAAGATTTGTCAAAAATTCAATGGGATATGTTAGAAAAAATAGAAAAAGAAAATGATGCAGATGTGTGGATTGCAGGTGATGATGACCAAGCTATTTTTGGTTGGGCAGGAGCAGATGTTATGTCTTTTATTGAATGGAAAGCTACAGAAGTTCCTTTACAACAATCTAAAAGAGTTCCTAGCGAAATACAAAAAGCTGCTTTATCTATTGTAGGTAGAATAGAAGAATACAGGTTAGATAAAAAATATTACCCTAAAAAAGAAAAAGGACAAATAACTGAAGTTATTAAAATAGCAGACATAGATATGTCTAAAGGAAGTTGGTTAATATTAGCTAGAACAAATTCTCTTTTAAAAGAAATACCTAAAATGTTAAAACAAAAAGGTTTATTTTTTAAAACTTCAGACGACAAAAATAGTGTTAGTAAAAATTTATATGAAGACATTGCCTATTGGGATAAGATGAAAGCAGGAAAAAAAATACCTGAAATAATAGAACAAAGAATATTAGAAAGAATTAAAAGTAAAAAACCAGATTTTAGATTAACTTGGTATAATGCATTTAATAATGAGTCTTCTGATAAAATAGATTACCTAAGAGTGTTGTTAGCTAACAAAGAAAAAATAAACAAAACACCCAGAATAACTATATCAACAATTCACAGTGCAAAAGGTAGTGAAGCAACAAACGTTGTTTTATTTTTAAATGAAACAACCAACACAATGAAAGCTGCAAGTAAGTCACGATCTAAAAAAGATGAAGAGTATAGAGTTTGGTATGTAGCAGTTACTAGATCTATGCAAAATTTATTTTTAATTAAAAATAATAATAAACGGAAGGAGTTTATAATATGACAGCATACAAAAAACAAATAGGAGGATCTCACTACAAAGATATGATCATGCAGCCAAGTGAGTTTATAAACAAGAACAGGTTGCCTTTTGCAGAGGGATCAGCTATAAAATATATATGCAGACATGCAGCGAAAGGGAAAGAACAAGATATAGATAAGGCAATCCATTATTTAGAAATGATAAAAGAGAGAGATTATAAATGATATTTAAAGCACAAACAGAATGGGTTAAACCTACAGAATTTCCAGATTTACGCCACGCTAATGAAATTGCAATTGACTTAGAAACACATGATCCTGATTTAAAAACAAAAGGATCTGGTGCTATTGTTGGTAGAGGTAAGGTTGTAGGTATAGCTGTTGCTACAGATGGTTATTCTGGTTATTTTCCATTTGCTCATGAAGGTGGTGGTAACTTAGATAAAGATTTGGTTTTAAAATGGTTTAAAGATATTTGCGAATCTAAAGCAGATAAAATATTTCACAATGCAATGTATGATGTATCTTGGATTAGAGCCATGGGTTTTAAAATCAATGGTAGAATTTATGATACTATGATTGCAGCTTCATTAGTAAATGAAAATAGATATAGATTTGATTTAAATAGTTTAGGTTGGGATTACGTTGGTCAAGGTAAAAATGAATCAGAATTAGTTAACGCTGCTAAAGAATGGGGTCTAGATCCTAAAGCAGATATGTGGAAGTTGCCAGCATTATATGTAGGAAATTACGCAGAACGAGATGCTGAAATTACTTTAGCTCTGTGGAAAGTTATGCAAAAAGAAATAACTACTCAAGATATAAATTCTATATTTAATTTAGAAACAGATTTGTTTCCATGTTTAGTTGATATGAGATTTAAAGGAGTTAGAGTCGATATTGAATCTGCTCATAAGTTAAAACTAAAATTAAGTAAACAAGAAAAACAATTATTATTAGAAGTAAAAAAAGAAACAGGAGAAGAGTGTCAAATATGGGCTGCACAAAGTATTGCCAAAGTTTTTGACAAACTTGGATTGGAGTATGAAAGAACTGAAAAAACACAGGCGCCTTCATTTACTAAAAATTTTCTGTCTACTCATGAACATCCATTAGTTAATAAGATAGCAAAAGCTAGAGAGATAAACAAGGCACATACAACATTTATAGATACTATTATTAAACACGAACACAAAGGTAGAATACATGCCGATATTAATCAATTAAGATCTGACCAAGGTGGTACAGTTACAGGTAGATTTTCTTATTCTAACCCAAATTTACAACAAATTCCTGCTCGTAATAAAGACTTAGGTCCTATGATTCGATCCCTGTTTATACCAGAATCAGATTGCGAGTGGGGATGTTTTGATTACAGTCAACAAGAACCAAGACTTGTAGTTCATTATGCGTCTCTAGATCAAGACACTAGTGTTTTTGCAGTTAAAGATTCTTACTTACAAAACGATGCTGACTTTCATACCATTGTAGCTAAAATGGCAGATATACCTAGATCAGCTGCTAAAACAATAAATCTTGGATTGTTTTATGGAATGGGTAAAGCTAAATTACAAGCAGAGTTAGGTGTTAGTAAGGAAAAAGCTGAATCATTATTTCAAATTTATCACCAAAGAGTACCTTTTGTTAAATCTCTTATGCGATCTGTATCAAATAGGGCCCAACAAAGAGGCCAAATAAGAACTTTACTGGGTAGATTATGTAGATTTCATTTATGGGAACCCAATCAATTTGGTATGCACAAGGCATTACCGTTTGAACAAGCTGTCCAGGAACATGGGCCAGGTATCAAGCGTGCTTATACTTACAAAGCATTAAATAAATTAATACAAGGATCTGCAGCAGACATGACAAAAAAATGTATGTTAGATTTATATAAAGAAGGCATTGTAGCGCACATACAGGTGCATGATGAATTAGACATATCTGTAGAATCTGATAAACAAGCTAAAAAAATTGTTGAGATTATGGAAAATGCTGTTACATTAGAGATTCCAAACAAAGTAGATTATGAATCAGGAAAAAATTGGGGAGATATCAATGAATAGAAGACAATTTATGGAAAAAATTATAAACGAAGCTAAACATATAGTTAAAGAACATAAAAAAGTTGCAACTGCTGTTGTAATTATATTTTTAATATTATTAATATTTTAATTTATGATACATGGCTTATTTAAACGCAAACATACCTGCAACTTACGCACAAATTAGAAGAGAATATTTATATGATCTTAAGAAACATCATGGAGAAGTTGAAGATTGTATTATATTCGGCATATCAAGTCTTACTGGACGTAGTATACTTTTTCACTGTATTATGGAAAATGGCGCTGTCTTTTATAGATTGCCAATTTCGGCTTTTATTCAACGTGGCTTTCAACCGGAAACTGTTCCCATTAAAAGACTTGATGAACTTCAACTCTGGAATTGCTTTTCTTATTACCCTGCTGTTACTAGCTGGGATCTTTTAGACGGACAACACGGCAAATACATAGGCAAAGACAAGAAATGGCACGAAGGGTCATATCTTTTTACAATTGACTTTGCACACCCAGAGAGTAATATAATAGACACCGATCATTCGGAAATTCCGCACGAACATAAGTGCGCTCACATAATTGCTTTAGATGATGGCAACTATGCGGCTCAGCCAAATAACAGAATAATATGGGATATACCTTCGTTTACAGTTAAGAATACTATTCCTGACTGGAAGGTACAAACAAGTGAATGGAATGTAGAAAATTCTGGTCAATGGAAAACAGAAGATACAGATAATTTTTTCTACGAAATTGAGGAGAAAAAAAATGATTAAATGGATTAAAAAACAATGGAACAAATTTGTTAATTGGGTTTTTGACGGTTTCTATAAATGAAAAGAGACAGGTTTAACAAACAAAAAGTTTTAGATTATGTTCAACAAAAGTTTGAAGATGCTAAAGAAATGAACATGTTTAAAATGTTTCGTAAATCAGTAGAGACTGGTGCAAATGGAACACAAAAGTACATGGTCAAAAATGGTAAGAACAAAGGTAAGATTTTATGAAAAGAAAACAAAAACCATTAGTATTAAAAAATGAGGTAGCAGCTCCAAGTAATTTTGCATGGCTTAAAAAAAATATAGTAATCGTACCTGTGATAGCCGCAATATTTGCTGGAACTTTTACATCTATTAAGTATGTATTAAATTTAACAGATACTATTACAGCTAACTCGGAAACTATTCTTAAACTAGAAGAAAAAAATACAGCATCTGTAGCTGACATCTATGATCTTAAAACAAGACTTGCAGCAGCAGAAGCCACGTGGACAATGGCTGAGAATCTGTATCGCCAACTTTCAGAAACTGTACGGGACCATGAATATGACCTTAAAGACTTATCGAGATAACCTATTATGGATTGCATTCTTTCTTTGTGTAGCAACTTACGCAGAGGCAAGAAACGAATATTTACAAAACACACATCCTTGTGAAAGAGGTAGCTTTGAACCTTACGCAGAAATGAATCAAAGAGATTATAAATCAGGCACAAATAATGAATATCAAGATCAAAGAGTAGGTTTTAGATTTCGTATGCCTTTAGGTGCTGTGTGTAGTGATAATTATATTGCTGAACAAGAAAAGAAAGACAAAATAAGAACCCAACTTGAACTCATAAAAGAGTGTAAAAGAATACCAAAAGTTAGTCCACCACCTGTAGAGTTTGCAGAATTATTTAATATGTGTAATACATTAGGAGTGGCAGGAATAGTGGCACATAAAAAACCAGCAGGAAACCATTGGGATAATTTAAAGATACAATACTTAAAAGATAATCCTGATGTTATAATAATGAAACAGGCAATGCCAAAATGAAAATATCAGATAACACATCAGTCGCTATGCCAATTAAGAATATGGTTGGAATAGTTGTAGCAGTAGCTATGGGTGTTTTTGCATACACAGAAGTAACTAATAGATTAACAAGCCTTGAGACATCAAGAGAATTGTTTCAAGCAGACTTGCTTAAAAAATCAGAACAAAAGCCCACGGACCAGGAACAGTTTATGTTGATAGAAGATATATA